GATGTGGTTTTATAACATTCGTTCATGCATATTCTTTGAATTTTAACGTAGCATGAGTAAAACCACTGGGGCCTATGATTATAAGCCCACCTTAGAGTGATAAAGGCACAGGATAATCATATTACTTTTATGTTACACTATAACAAATTCAAAGATGGAGATCTTAAAACTCAACAAAATTTTGGGCGAAATGGATTAAATGAGAAAGATTATACTCCCCAGTGTGGGGAATGTCTTAAAGATGAACAAATCTCGTACTTACCTTCAAAAGACTCTCTTGCCGGAGTCAAAAAGAAGATCGGGGATTGGTTCCAATCCACAATGTCTGAACTTACATACAAATCTATGACTGATGATGATTATATCACTAAGTTGGTAGATGATGTAGTAACTTTTGTAACCATGTCAACTCAAAAAATTGAGGGCTTAGGTGTGGTGGAAACCATATTACAGGCCTTTCGGATCTTCATTAAATGTAGATTTCATGAATCAACGTGGAAGACTTTGTCCTCTAGGTTCTACTCATACATAAGGAAGATCTTAGGTGACTTTGTTGTCCAAGGCGCCGACTATTTTTTCGAAGGAGCGCGAGGATACCTGAATTCATACAAGAATATTTGTAATAGCGAGATAGCTATTAAATTGTACAGATGTTGCATGTATATAATGAGTTTGTCTCTTTTTGACAAACTTGGTATTTCATTCGACGCTTTTGGCTATTCCAAGCTTGAACAAGTTGCACTAAAGAAGAAGTATTACAAAAAACCGGATTTTTTGTATGTCCTTGCGGATACTATTCTTTTTTTAGCAGAACGCGGTTACCAAATTTACTTGACTGGTGATATCAACTGTATTTTCCATTCAGGTGGCACTTATAAAAAGGTGTTTGACACTTGTCGAGAATTGCAGAGGAAATCTCATCTTTTACATAATCCTGAGGAATATGGATTCACGGAAAGTGAATTTAGATCTGATTTGGATGACATTATTGAGAAACTTCAGAATATCGTTAAACATTCGATGCGACTGGAGAAGAGTGATAGAGATACTATCAAATTTACACTCAATGATATGTTGATGATGCGTGATGATTTGAATACTAAATCGGCTGCTCGTCGTAATCGTAAAGCGCCTTTTGCTGTTCAAATTTTCGGGGACTCTGGTATTGGTAAGACTACATTGACTAATATCATCTGCACATATTTTGCTAAGCATGAAAACCTCCCACTAGGGGATGAGTTTCGTTATACTGTTAATCCAGCTGCAAAATATTGGGATGGATTTGTTTCATCTTGTCACACCATAATCTTAGATGATGTCGCCAATGAGGCTCCAGAGATGAATGATCCTAAGTCCTTGAATCAAATTATTCAGATAATTAACAATGCGTCATATTGTCCTGATCAAGCTTCGTTGGAGAATAAAGGTAAAACGCCCTTGAGAGCTAAGTTAGTTGTCGGCACGACAAACGTGAAGAATTTAAATGCTTATCATTATTTTTCATGTCCGTCTGCCGTTCAGAGACGCTTTCCATTCATTATTACTCCGACAGTACGACCTGAGTATAAGGATGAGAGAGGGATGTTATGCTCTGCAAATGTACCACCAGGACCTTATCCTGATCTTTGGACATTTAACGTCGATTTGGTTAAACCAGTTGCCGTTAGTGGTGGAAGAAGACTTGCAGAATTTGAGAACATACATAAGAATATCGATTTGCGTGGTTTACTTACGTGGTTGGATAAAACCATTACAAGTTTTAATACTGACCAGAGTCGAGTTCAAGAGTGTGTTTCTGAAATGCGCAAAGTTAATCTATGTTTATGTTGTAATTTGCCAGATACTATGTGCATGTCGACAGTTCAGAGTGATACAACAACTATCGTAACGACTATTGTTGGATTCTTTTGTCTCAATATCGTTTGGAACAGTTACTTTATTCAGTTAACACGACTTTACTTCTATTATTATATTTTAAGCAAGTATTGTAGAAGGAAGTTCGACATGTGTATTCGCGAGTTGAAAAGGAGAAGTGTAACTCGAGAGGACTGGTACCGTATAGGTGAATCTGTTCAAGGGACAATCAGTAGCCCTAAGGTTCTGGCGACTATAGCTGCTATTACAGTGGCGGCTTACGCCATGTACAAAGTGTATAAAACCATAAGTCCTCAGGGCAAGGAAACTGAGCTTGTTGGTGAACGACCTGTTGATGAACTTGATGGGCGAGAAAACGTTTGGTATAACAATTCATTTGATTTGTGTCCCGCAAACTTTTCACGAGAAAGTTCATCTTCGAAAAGTATGGATTTTAATGCTTTTTGTAAGAAGATATCTGAAAACGTTATTGTCATGAAGATAAACAAGACTGATTCTCCAGGATATGTAGAAGGTCGGGCTCTAGGGATAGGTGGTCATGTATATATTACAAATAACCATAATATACCCCAGATGTCTGAACCAACTTACATCGACGTTATTCAATCTTGTTCTCTTGGTGTGAATTCTAACTTGAAGTTTGTCATGTCTGAAAGCGATGTTTTTCGCATCCCATCGAAAGATTTGGCTTTTTTAACATTTAGAACATTACCACCAAAGAAACAGATTATCAAATATTTCCAAGTGGGTAAGTCTAATGGAATCTTTGACGGATCCTATGCTACCAAAGACAGTAAAGGGAAATTCAACCCAATTCCTGTCTTGGCAATTAGACGAACTGAGGAACGCAATCTTAATTTCCGTAAAAAGAACATTGATGCAAGAGTCAATATGTGGTTAGGACAATTACGTGATTCATCAACGAAAAATGGTGAATGTGGTTCTCCCCTCATTATAAACAGTTCTTACGGTTATAGTATTGTTGGTTTACATTGTCTAGCCGGCAATTTTGATAAGACTGTTTTGGCTACAGAGATCGATGGAGCGTTTGTTACTGAAATTTACAATAGTTTGAAAAACTTCAATGTTCAATCAGGGAATTTATCTTCGATATCATCTGTTAACGTTAAACGTGAAGTCGGAGATTTGCACAAGAAGTCCGTCTTTCGTTTCATCGATGATGGTTGTGTTAATGTCTATGGTTCATTTACCGATTTTCGTGGTAAATCTAAATCAAATGTTGAAAATTCACCAATGAGTACGTTCCTTATTGATAAGGGCTATGAAATTAAGTTTTGTAAACCTGAAATGAAGTCATGGGTTCCGTGGCATATTGCTGCAAAAGATTTAGTTAAACCTATTTCTGAGCTCGATACGGGAATTCTTAATCATTGTGTTGAAGGATACATCAGCGATGTTTGCAATAATCTTGAAAGTGTAGATAATGTCAAAGACATGTTGATGGTTCTAGATGATTTCACAACGATCAACGGGGCTCAAGTTGCCTACATTGATAAGATGAAGCGAAATACTAGTGCGGGTAATCCATGGAAGAAATCAAAGAAGTATTTCTTACGTAGTATACCGCCTAATCATGGCATGCAGGATCCCGTTGAAGTAGATGAAGAAATTGGTGATAGGATGGACGACATATTAAAATGTTATCGTCAAAATCAACAGTTTCATCCGAACTTCTGTGCTCACTTGAAGGATGAACCAGTTTCTTTCAAAAAAGCAAAGGTTGGCAAAACTCGTGTTTTTACAGGTGCAACCATGGATTGGTCTCTTATCGTCAGAAAATACTTACTTTCATTTGCTCGTTTGCTTCAAAATGAGCGGTTTGCCTTTGAGGCTGCTCCAGGTACTATAGCACAGTCCCTGGAATGGCATGAACTTTACGAGTATATTGTCAAGAACGGTACTGACCGTATAGTGGCTGGGGATTATAAGGCTTTTGACAAACGTATGAGTCCTAAGGAAATCTTGGCGGCATTTGACATAATAATATACTTTTGTCAATTGTCTGGTAATTATTCTGAGGAGGATATACAAATTGTTAGGTGTATTGCCGAAGATACTGCCTTTGCCTTAGTTGATTTCAATGGAGATTTAGTACAATTCTATGGTTCTAATCCATCTGGTAATCCTTTGACAGTTATTTTAAATAGTATAGTTAATAGCTTGAGGATGAGATATGTTTATTTCATGCTTAATCCTGAACATTCTGTTTCTACTTTTAAGGAAAATGTCAATTTGATGACCTATGGTGACGACAATATAATGTCGGTTTCACGGGAGTGTGATTGGTTCAACCATAGCTCTATATCGGAAACCTTTGCCACATTGAACATTGTTTACACAATGGCCGATAAGGAATCAGAAAGCGTACCATTCATTAACATTGAAGACGCCTCTTTTTTGAAAAGAACTTGGAGAATGGATGATAACCTTAAGTGCTTCGTTGCGCCTTTGGAGGAGGAATCTATTGAGAAATCTCTTATGGTTTGGACTCGTTCCAAATCTATCACTAAAGAGGTTCAAGGAATAGACGTCATATCAAGTGCGTTAAGGGAATACTTTTGGTACGGTGAGAAAATTTATAACGAAAAGCTTTATCTTTTGAAAGATTTAGTTAAGGATTTAGGATGGGAATTGTGGGTTCAAGATTCCACTTTCCCAACCTATCCCAGTTTGTGTTATGATTTTATCCATCGTTCTAGGAAGTGTAAGTCCTACCAGGGCATATTTGGATCTGATGACCAAACTTGGTCGGTTCAAAGTCAATAAAAGAAATACAAATGTCCGAAATGACAATAAACTAATAGAGGTCTTTTATTCGTTTTAACCTCTATAAAATGGTGCAGTATCGTCCTCTGGCCATCTTGATTAGAAAATGTCAAACTCACAAGCGAAGCGCTTG